ACGCTATACAATAGATGAATTTAATAATAGTAATTCCACAACTAAATTAAAGTGTGAATGTTATTCTTGTAAACAATTATTTTATGTCAAGAAAAAATATATTACACACTATCTTAAATTAGGTGAAAAATCACCAAATAAAAATAAATTTTGTTCCGAAATTTGTTCAAATAATTATAAACAAAATAAAATTGATGTTGTTTGTGCTTATTGTAACATTACTTTTCAAAAAACAAAATCACAAATAAGTCGTTCTAAAACTGGCAATCAATTTTGCTCAAAATCTTGTGCTGCACAATATAACAATACACATAAAACAACTGGTAATCGTAGGTCTAAACTTGAAAATTATCTTGAGTGTGAATTAATTAAATTATTTCCTAATTTAGAAATATCATTTAATAATAAAACTATAATTAATTCAGAACTTGATATTTATATTCCATCGCTTAAACTTGCATTTGAATTAAATGGCATTTTTCATTATGAACCAATTTATGGTAACAATAAATTGCTTCAAATTCAAAATAATGATAATCGCAAATTTCATGAATGTTTAGAACAAGGAATCGGATTGTGTATTATAGACACATCACAACAAAAATATTTTAAAGAACAAACATCAGAAAAATATTTAAATATTATTATCAATATCATCAAAGAACGAATGTTAAACCTTTAGTCAATCTATTGATTGTGCAATACCACCACGTGCAGGTAGTTTAACGCAAGTATCTCTACGTGGCAGGATTCGAACCTGCGTTAGGCTTTTAAACCATCTCTCCTGTTCCCAAAACAGGCATGTTGACCAATCTACACCACACGTAGTTATTTTTGTCGGAGTGAAAGGACTCGAACCTTCGACCTGATGCTCCCAAAGCACCCATACTACCAACTGTACTACACTCCGTTATATATTATAATTGAAGAGGGTGGGACTTTAACCCACATAGTGAGGATAGGCGTTGGTCAGGTTCAATGTATTACCGTTTGCAACCGAATAATACACATACTACTTGCTACGCCTCGTTTTAGGTCAGTGTGAGTATTTCACCCCACCCCTTGGTGCAGTCACCAGTGTCTTGTTTCAGACACCAACTTTACCAGCACAAGGCTCTCCTTCACCTGATTAACTTTAACATTCAGTCACCTCTTCAAATATTTTCAAAATTTCAATGAACCAACTTACGTTTTTATCCTTTTAAAGGTTACAAAAAAGCAATAAAAAACCCCAATCTTTCGAATGGGGTTTAATTTGTCCTAAAATTCTTCTAAAAAATTTAGCAATAGTTTCCCCATTCAACATTATTTGGATGCTGTTGGGGTTGTGGAACTATGTTAACTAAATTTTTCATCTTATAAACTAAATTAAATTTCTTTGCAAATATATGCATTAAAATCATAAATACAAACATTTTTGAAAAAATTTCAAAATTTATTTATATCCAAGTGAAATCATTGCATTTCTTACCAATGTCTGTGCTTGTGAAATTGTCAATGGTCTTTTTTGTGGATTAAATCCAGTGGTACTAAACCATGATTTAAAGGCTGCTTCAAATTCTTGCGGCGTATCTATTCGATAGTTTGCAGTTTGCATCGCAGTTGACGATTGTGCTACTTTTTGTGCTGCAGCAACATCTGGTGGTGGTGCTTGTTCATCAACTGGAACACAATTTGGAACTTCTTTTCCGTCTTTTTCTTTCATTCCATATTGCTTATATCCTTTCCAGCATGAATCGTCCTCATTTATTGCTTTGAAATCAGGATTCACTTTTTCCATCATTTCAAATAAATTTTGTTTTGTTTGAATTTTTTTCATTTCAAAGTCGTTTCACATAAATACTTAATCCTTTTATAAAAAAATTGCACCACATAACATGGTGCAATTGTAATCATTATTGTCAGTCTTAAAATTTTACGTAACCACTATCTGGCAATAAAATTTTAAAAATCATTCCCGATTTTTCCAGACATAACTTAATTCGTCGATTAAGCAATGATTTTCTATTAATAAATACTGAACAGTGGAAAATTTGTAATGAAAATCCTTACAAAATTTTTTGTATTTATTGTAAAATAATGAGTATTTATGTGAAAAACATTGTAATGGAATTTAAAGAAGTCATAAAAATAATCAACGAAGAAATTTCAGATTTTGATTTCCTTGGTAATGACGAATATCAAAAAGAGAAAGAAAATATTGATTTACTTAGTAATGAAGAATTTCAAAAACGTTTCATTTGTGATTCATTATTGAACAAAAATGTAAAAATTGAAGTTTATGATTCACGAATTGGTGGCAATTGGGAAGGAGATATTGAAGATGCAAATAGCCTTTCTATTGAATATTATCTAATCATTGATTACAAATATGATCAAACCAAAGAACCTATTAAATTTAATTTAGATTTCACAAGTGATGATGTTGGTATAAGTATGGGTGAGAGAACAGATCGAGGTACTTATGATACTCCCCCATCTGCCGAAGCATGGTTTAATTATTTTAATTGGAGCGATATTGATGTTACTTTGAGTACTGCAGACGGTGATCAAATTGATTTTGTTGCATTTAAAAAAGCACCAATGAAAATACAATCATTATTTATTAAACATTACACAATCGATTATATTTACAGTTATACTGGGGCAGATTTTAGAACATCGGATGCAAAAGATTCTGTAAAAAATGTTCCATATTGCTAATTAGAGATGAATAACCAAAAGGCAGACATATTAAAAAGAATTGATGCTCTAATAGATAAGAGAAAAGAAGAATTAATAAGATCATTTACTTCCATTCACGAACTCAATGACGGAATAATTCTTCGTTCTTTTAGTGAATGGGATAATTGCGGTGATAATGAAAATATTAAATATAAAATAATTCCAAATAAGAACGATGTGGATGAAATAATTGTTTTTCACTATATTCCAAAAAATACTGTGTTTGAGCATAAAAAAAGAGATTATATTAAAAGCATTACAACATTAAGTGGAAAACTTGAATTAATAATCAACGGTGAACCATTGGTTATTGATAATTATTGCAAAATTGTTTTGGAAGATAATACTTTTAGTGGCGTTGCGTTGGAAGACACATATACCGTCACATCAAGCAAACAATAATCACCACCAACCTTCATTGCATTTTGAATGAGGACTTCTCACTTTTGCTGGCATGTAACATCCGCATAAGTTACATATTTTTAAATCAGTAAAATGATCACATTTATTTCTGACACAAATCCTAATTCTTTTCTTTGCTAATTTCTCAATTTCTGGGTCTGGAAATGTTAGATTTTTCCATCCCTCATATATTTCAGATAATTTACTCATAAATTAACGATTTATAATTCTTCCACCTTTACTTACTACAATATTTGGATTTTTCTTAGATTCAATTAATGCATTATGTAAAACTTCCGTTGAAGTTAATCCATTATCATATATTCGTAGTTTCTGAATTCCACCAACAAATCCAGAATCAAAGTTTTGTTCGATAGTTAAATTATTTTTTCTGCTGTCTTGAACCAAAATATCTTCGGCAGTATATGTAAAATCTTTAACAAACAATGATTTGTCAATATTTGGAACGTCACTAGTTTCAATCAATAAACCTATGCTTACAAATTTTTGACCAGTATTGTCTGGTGTTCTAAATGTACTCTTCAAATTTTTCCAACCACCTTGACCTGTTACAATACTCTTTTGATTTGTACTTCCTGATAATTTGATTGATGATGCGTATCCATAATTGCTTAAATTACCAAATTGATCAATAACAGGCAATCCACTCACACCATAATACATGATACCGTCACTGTAAATGTATTCAAATTCTTGTCCATCTGGATAAGGATGTAATCCAAGTCCCTGCAATATAAGTTCATTTTCATTTATGATCGGATACATATATTCGGTATCATCAACAACACTAATATCAACAGTATCGCTATATGGTAAAATTGATATTTTATTATTTACTGTATTGCCACTGCTGTCAGTATTTTTGAAAAATCCGTCATCATAAATCCATAAATCAACGGTATAATCTCTGTTCGATAAAATTGAAATAGGGTGATTGAATTTAATGTAATATGTGTTTCCCGTGCCACCTGTATATTCAACATTCATGACCGTATAGTCGAAAGTATTACTATCAGCACTCAAAACCAATTCGCTCAATAGATTATTACCAATGGTTGGGTCTTCTTGAACAATAAAATTACTATTAATATAATTAGTGTCCTGACCATTATACATTACATATGTTTGATAATCGTAATGCCAAGAATTTTTTAATCCAAACGAACCACCACCCCAACTAATTGAGTATGGTACTCCGATTTGTTTTTCTTTTTGATTATCAAACCCATGAAAATAGAATTCTGGAAAATCATTAACAATCCAAACTGATCGACCGTTTACATAGAAAACTAATTTACCTGTTCTCTGTGGTGCGCATTCAAGTTGGATTGGAGTTGTGAATGTTGTATCTGGGGTAAATACTACATCAATCATCGTGAAGCCTGTTGCCGTTATGATTGTTGGGGATGAATTTGTTATGATTAATCCCTTATCATTAATATATTTATATGCCAATCTCTTATCGGCAGTTAATTCAAACGATATTACATTATTCTTTATGTTGTTGACTTGAAGTGTTTCTGAATACACAGTTTCTTTATTGTCTTCTGGATATATGAAAGACTTTTTAGTGACTTCTTTTCCAACAAGAGCATCTAAATAATTATCGAGACTTGTTGTTACGCCAGTTGTATTAGTTAAACCAGTGATTGTCTCGCCAGAAAAATATGGATTGTATTTGTCTTCTGCACGTGCACCCATCATGAAGAAAATGCCGTAAGAATTTGGATATAAATTCAATACAGTTTCGATAGTAACTCCATAGTTATACCTTGATGGAAGTAATTCATAGTTATAGTCATTTAACTTGAAAAATCCTTGTAAATAACCACCGTTTAGATTGAAATAATTTCCTGTGGTACTAGTAATTCCAGTTATTGGAAGAAATTGTGTTGTAGCAATCACACCACTCGTTTGACCAGTTGTTGGATTTGAAACATCGTTATAGCCAACTCTATACATTGAAAATAACGTATCACTTGGTGTAAGTGTTATACCACTCCACATAATATTTGTTCTGCCATTATCAAATTCAGTTAATCCAAAATCAATTAAATTAATGTTATCTGAAACAGCACCACTCCATTTAGTTAAACTGAATGCAGTTAAATTTGTATTAAAATTAACCCATGACTTATTGTTTGTTAAGTCAATTTGGATTGCCAATCTATCCGTAATAATATCGTTCAAGCAGTCTAAATTCATTTTGCACAAGAATTTATAATAAATACTACATCCGTTTAAATATTGTTTAGTATTTATGAAAAAATGATTTGTAACCATGTTTATACTTGAAAATATAATATTTAATGAAACAGTAAAATTTTTAGTCGAAACAGAAAATAATGACGAAAAAATTATAAATGCCATCGAAAATATGATGGAAAAATCTAAAGTATTGACATTCAGCAATGAAAATAGTAAATTGGGTGGGAAAATCACCACGTTCTCATTGCCTGCTGGATGGACTTGTCCCTATGCAGAAAAATGCAAAATGAAAGTCAGTAGAAGTGGTAAAGAGAGAGAAGTTGGGGAAAAGGCAGAATTTATGTGCTATGAAGCATGGATGGAAGTTCAATATAAAGCAAAAAGAGAGAATAATTGGCATAATTACGATTTATTAAATGAAGCAAATTCTGCCGAAGAAAAAGCAAAATTAATTGTTGATTCACTGAAATATCATTTCCAATTAAACGGTCATAGCGATTATGTGAGAATACATGAAGGTGGTGATTTTTATAAAGGTGCATATCTTCAAGCGTGGATTGAAGCAGCGAAGCAAATGCCAGATGTAATATTTTATGCGTATACCAAATCATTACCATTAGTTTATAAGATGAAGAATGTTATTGATACAGTTCCAAATTTTAAACTAAATATTAGTGCAGGTAGTTCAAGACCAGAATTGGAAGGAATAATAGGCTATCCTGTTGCAAGCGTATTCAATACACCAGAAGAAGTATTAAAAGTTGATCAATTGGTTGATCTTGATGATTCAATTGCATATGACAAAGAAAATAAACAAAATTTTGCATTATTGGTTCATGGAATGCAAACATTTGAACTAGATACTCCAGACATTACTAAGAATAGAGTTAGAAATGAAGTATTTATGAAATATTATAAATTTAAAAATAAGTTAAATAATATTTTTGGATTTCCAGTAGAGCATGAAATAACAAGTGAAGAAGCAAAAAATTTAGCAGAGAAAATAAATAAACTATTAGCGGAGAAAAAAATTAAAAAGGATAACGCAAAAGATATTATTTTCATGTTAAATAACGTCATTAAATACAATAAATATAATTTCGATAAAAATTTAATAAACATAATACCACCAAAATTTAGATAATTATGAAAAAGGATAGTAAAACTAGATTATTCGAGGTCATGGGAAGACTCGACAAAACATTCAAACCAAAACTTAACGAAGATGTTGATATGCAGGTTGGTACACAAACTGATGAAGACAATGAGGGTGCATCTTCTAAAGCAAAATTAGAAGAAATTGTTAAAATGTCAAAAAAGGCATATAAGAAATTACCTGAAGGTGATGTACCTGCTTGGGTTCAGGATAAAATTACAATAGCAAAAGAACATCTTAGTGGAATCTGTAATTGGTTGCATACCAAGGAAGAAGACGAAGAAGGCGAAGAATTGGGTGCTGATCGTGAAATGGACGATGAGGAAGAGCACGAAGATGAAGAAGTAGAAACTCCTGAAAAAGAGGAAGAAGAGGATGAAGAAGTAGAAACTCCTGAAAAAGAGGAAGAAGAGGATGAAGAAGAGTCTAAGCCAAAAGTTCCGATTAAAAACTGGTAATAATTTATAACAATGTATAACGAAGCAGAAGATAAAAAAAATGTCCAACTAAATAAGCCAATGCGTGGTGATGTTAAAAAGTACAAAGTCTTTGTAAAAGACCCAAGTACTGGTAATGTCAAAAAGGTGAATTTTGGTGATCCTAACATGGAAATTAAGCGTGATGATCCTGAAAGACGTAAAAGTTTCCGTGCACGTCATCATTGTGATACCGCCAAAGACAAAACAACGCCCAGATATTGGTCATGTAAGTTTTGGTCAAAACGAAATGTTAGCGATTTACTTAAAGAAGTAATTGAACCTGAAAACGTCGATGTTTCTTCGATTCAAATGCATGATACATTAAATCCACTTATTTGGGAAGAAAATCAAAAATTAAAACCAGAAATAAGAAAAGTACTATTAAAAAATGCCAAGAGATTCATTGAATTCACTGATATGGAAGGTCTCAAATTTAATGATATTATTCTCACAGGTAGTCTTGCTAATTTCAACTATAACGAAAATTCTGATTTGGATGTACACATTATTTTGGATTTTGATCAAATTTCAGAAAACAAAGAATTTGTAGGTGACTTTTTTAAATTAAAAAAACAACTTTGGGCAGATAATCTTCCGATACAAGTTAAAGGATTTGATGTTGAAATGTATTTGCAGGATAGTAATGAACCCCATCATTCAACAGGTGTATATTCTCTAATGAAAGATGATTGGGTTAAAAAGCCAGTGAAAAAAATCATTAACGTTGATACTGCTGATATTCAATTGAAATCTGCAGATTTAATGAACGCTATTGACGATTTAGCATCAAACAAAAATAATAAAAATTTCATGAGCCAATACAAGAAATTAAAAGATAAAATCAAGAAATACAGACAAACTGGTCTTGATAAGAATGGCGAATATTCCATTGAAAATCTTGTATTTAAAGTGTTGAGAAACACTGGTTATTTGGAGAAAATGATCGAATTAAAAAATAACTACTTAACACATGAGTTGAGTGTTGACGAAATTTTAAATCCAGAGTTATGAGAAGATTTATCGTAACAAAACAACAATTGGTTGAATATGTCGAAAAAAAGAAATCTGAAAAAACTTTTTACGACATGGTAGAACACATGCATAAAAATATGAAATATTTGAATGAAAATGTTTCGCATAAAAATGCTAATCAATCAATCATTAATGATTATAAGAGAAAAAATTTAATCACGCCTAAAGTATTTGAGATGCTGGTTAAGAATAAAATAATGAATGAGAACTACGAAATATTGTAACTATGATATTTTTTTGCTCTTATTTAAGTATTTATAAAAAAATGTAAAGTAAATAATAATATTTTTAAAAATATAAAAATGAAAAATCATACTTCAAAAGATGCGTTTTACGAAAGGCTAAGAACATTAGCAGAAGTTAATAAAATCAGCATAAAAGAATCACAAAATCGTACATTAGGTACATTGATTGATTACAAAAGGGCGGCAGATAATGTTGCTTATGGTATTATTAAAGAAAATCACCACTATTATATCAAAAAAGGCGGAATTAAAAATGATCCGAATATATCTGATTTTGCATATATTGGTGGATTGGAGAATATTACAAACTACCAATACAAATCTTTGGCAGAAGCAGATAAACAAAGAAACATGTTACTTCACACAATCAATGAAGCGTTTACTTTGAAGCCAAATGCTAATGGAAGCAAAAAAAGGTTAAATGAAGATAAAGCAGGTGAAGAAATTAAGAATGCAGAAGAAAAATTGGACGATTTGGACGCAGCAACTGATGCAGAAATGGCTGAACCAGAAGGTGATGAGGAAATGGCTGCTGGTTTAGAAGCAGAACCTGAAATGGGTGGCGGAGAAATGCCAGAACCTGAAATGGGCGGTGAAGAAATGCCTGAACCAGAAGGTGGTGAAGAAATGGGCGGTGAAGAAATGCCTGAACCAGAAGGTGGTGAAGAAATGGGCGGTGAAGAAATGCCTGAACCAGAAGGTGGTGAAGAAATGGGCGGTGAAGAACTTCCAGCACCTGAAGAAGGTGAAGAATTCGATTATAACACATTGAAAAAATATGCAGGTAAATTGGCATATGGATTAAGTGCGTCACAAGACTTGAGCGATGAACAAATTGAAGACCTTTTCAAGGCAATTGTTAAACAAGGTCTTAAAGACAGACTTCCTGAAATGGATATTATTGACAGAAAGAGAATTGCAAAATTATTCTTAAATGTTGTTCCAGAAAAAGAGAAAGAAGATTTAAGTGCAAGTATTCCTCAAGAAACAGGTGAAATTGAAGAAGAAAGATGTTCAGAATGTGGAAGTTTCGCAATGTATGCAGAATCAAGAGGATATAATAGTGCAGAAGCACTTATGGAATGCGGAGAAGAAGAAGTAAGTAATTTGGTCAGTGGATATGCAAATGCACATAATGATGGCATGAATGATGGTGACCTTGATGGCGTTGCTTTAGTAATTAAAGTAGTTAATCCAGAAATTCTAAATAAATTAAAATCTGATTATGGTCATGAAGAATATGCAGATAAATTAGAACCACAAGTTAATTCAATGAGCGAAGCAACTGAAGAAGAAAGTGTTGCAAAACTTAATGAATTATTTGGTTCGTTTGGTGCTGGAGTATCTAGAGCAGCAGGTGGTTTAGGAAAAGGTGTTGCTGACATCGGAAGAGCAGCAATGGCTAAAGCAAAAGAAGTCGGTGGAAACATTAAACAAGATTATTACAAAGGAGTTCAGAATTCCAAAGTTGATCAAGTAACAAAATTAGCAAACGAATTAAAAGGAAAAATTGAAGCGATGAACGCTGCTACTGGTAAAGCGGGTGGCGAACCAATCGCACCAGAACAAGCAGCAGAAATTGTTGGAAATATAATTAAGGGTATGCCCGCAAATATTTCGAAAAATGTAGGTGCACAAAAAGCATGGAATATTGGTAAAAAGAATACATTTGCAGGACAGAAACTTGAAGAAGAAGGTATGACAGACCCTGCTGGTGTTCAAACTCAATCATTATATGAAAAAGACGAAGAAATCGAAAAGGATGATGAAGTAGGATTCGCTCCTGCGGCACAAACTTTAGGTGCTGGTGTTGTTAAAGCAGGTGGTGCTCCAACAACAATAACTGTTACTTCTGAAAATGGAACTAAAGTCGATGTTGGTTTAAATGAAGTTTTTAGACAACTCAAGAAAGCAATGAATGAAGCAAAAGTAAAAGCAGAAGGAAATGCTTTCACCGCTAAGTTAGCAAAAACTAAAAAAGGTGGTGCATTTGAATTGGGTAACAAAAAAATGAAAGATACTTCAGACTATGATAAAAAAGCAGTTGAAGAATCAAAGAAACCATCAGCAGGTTTATCAAAAGAAAAGAAATCTGAAATTGTAAAAAAAGCAAAAAAAGGTGAAGACATTGGTAAAAAGGGAAAAGGTTTTGAGAAAGTAGAAAAGGCTGCTGAAAAAGGTGGTGCTAAAGACCCCAAAGCAGTTGCTGCTGCAGCAATGTGGAAAAGCGTTAAAAGAGAAGGTGCTGAAAAAACAAAGAAAAAAGTGGATGAAAAAACTGAAATAAATGAATCTGAAGTTAAATTGAGAAAATACATTCGCACACGTCTTGAAGAAAAAGCAGGATTAAGAAAAGCAAGTTTAAATGAAAGTAAAAAATCTGAAGCATTGAAAAAATTAGATGAAGCAATCGATAAACAATTTGAATCTTATAAAACGAAATTTTTAAAGTAAAAAAGTTTAAATGATCACGAAAAGCCACATATTATGTGGCTTTTTTTATTTCCATGTATTTATGGAAAAATTACCATATGAATTACGAAGATAATAAATTAAAATTGATTTATATTCTGAAGATTGGATATAATTCAAAAAACGAAGGCTTATACGAATTCATATTCTCACTAGATGAAACTAATATTGATATTGAAGGCTGGTGTTGGGACATTGCGCCAGCATGTGACAATGCAGCACCGCCAACAGAAGAATATATCAACGCTGTTATTAGTTTAAAAACCAATTCATTTGATTTATTCTGTTTACATGAATCAGTGGATAGAGAATATATGCACGGGTATCACACAATTCACGCATTGGCATACGAAATTGAACGTACTGATGACGACAAACCCAATGGATTTAGTGATTATGAAAAAATGTTTGAAGAAGATAATGATGAGTTACCATTATTGGTTTTTCATTATGGAATGACATTAGCAAAAATTAAAGATATGCTAAGTGCTAGAAAAATCATTTTGAAAAATAATGAGTTTGTTGAAACTTCTTCAATTAAGTTCTAGTATTTATACTAACTGATTACTCATGCAGTAAAACAGGAAAGAAAATGTTAAGCATTTTCGGCATTTGCTCATCTCCAACGAGAAGGAGTTTCGGGGCGGGGTAGGTCTAGATATCTATCCCGCCCTGCGGTTTTATATAGTTGATAGTATTTATTATAAAATTTTATAAATGAGCGTTGATAAAGACAATATTCAAGACAAGGACGATATATTTCCAGAACACGTTCCAATTGTCCCCTATGATTCGCAAAGAGATAAAGAAAAAGAACAACTTAGAAAATTAGCGGATGAAATAAGAAAAAAAACTGGAAGAGTTGAGCCTATTGTAATCACTAAAGATGGAGTTGCAAAAAAGGCGAATGAATTAACATTATTAGAACAAGAATTCGAATATATTCATTGTGCAACAGACCCAATATATTTTATTGAAACATATTTAACAGTTTTCGACCAAACACAAGGAGTTGCTGGTCAAATAGTGCCATTCCGCTTATTTGATTTTCAAAAAGAACTTATAAAAACATATCAAGCCAATCGATTTGTTGTTGCAAACAAATATCGTCAGGCAGGTATTTCTACAACGACATGTGCATATATTGCATGGTACATAATGTTCAATGTAAATAGACAGGTTGCAATCATTGCAGACAAACTTGAAACTGCTCGTGATGAAATTATGAGTGACGTTGTTTTATTCATTGAAGGATGTCCCGCTTGGTTAAGACCTAAAACTGGTCGTGAAAGTGATGGTAATTTCAAAGACACTCAGAAATTAAAAATTTACGACAATAATTCAAGACTCGGTGCGTTTTCTGCAAAAGGTGGTCTTCGTGGTATGACACCAACATTAATTTTCTGGGATGAGACTGCATGGACGGAAAAAGGAGATAAATTCTGGACTGCTGCAAAACCAACATTGGGTACTGGTGGTGGTGCAATTATGGTTAGTACTCCATCAGGATTGGATGCAGTGTTTTACAAACACTTTGACGGTGCACGTAGAGGTGAAAATAGTTTCAAAGCAGTTGAATTATGGTGGTATAATGATCCTCGATATAATAAAGAATTGTCTTGGTTGAAAAATAAAGGCAAACAAAACGAAATTAGAATCGAAGACGAAAATTGGAGCAAAGAGCGAAGAATTCAATTAATGGATGATGGCTGGGAAGCAAGTTCACCTTGGTTTGAAGAACAAGTTCGTGATGCAAACGGTGATATGCGTAAAATTGCACAAGAACTTTTGTGTTCATTCTTAGGTTCTGGAGATAACTTTATTGCTGAAGAATATCTAAAACGAATTCAGGAAGAAGAAGTTAGAACACCAATCCGCCAAGAATATATCGATAATAATATGTGGATTTGGGAAGACCCGTTGGCTGGTGAAGACTACATTATGGCGATTGACGCATCATCAGGACACGGTGAAGATAATTCAACAATCAATATGTTAAAAACAATTGAATTTGTCGAAGAAAAAGTTGTTAAAAAGGGCGATAAAGTTAAAAAAGTTAAAATCAAAAGACATAAAGTTGAGCAAGTTGCAGAATATTATGGAAAAGTAACACCGCAAATGCTTTCCGAAATAGCATACCAATATGGAAGACGATATAATAATGCGTATTGCGTTGTTGATATCACAGGTGGATTGGGAATTCAAACCATTGAAAAGTTACTTGAGACAGGGTATGATAGTGTTCATTATGCAGAAGTTACGCACAAACCGTCGAGAGATAGACTTCAGGGATATGTCAAGAAAGGTCATAAAACAATGGGCGACGGTGCAACAATGGTTGTGGATTTAATACCCGGTTTCTTCATCGGTAACAACCGTGCATCAGTATTATTGGAATTACAAAGAGCAATTAACTTAGGAGATGTCATTGTGAGATCAGTTAGATTATTAAATGAATTAAAAACTTTTGTCACCGTTGCTGGAAACCGTGTTGCTGACCATAAACGATCTTTCCACGATGATTCAATCATGGGATTATCAATTGGATTATTTGTATTGAATTTTGATATGGCAAGATTCAAACAAAGTAAAGGAATTTCGGAAAAATTGATTAATGCTCTTATCACAAATAACGATATAAAAGAAATGGAAAATAGTGGCATGACTAAAAACAAGCCAATGATGTCGCCAAGTAACGCATCAAGTTTAAATCCATATATTGCAAATGCATGGTTATTTAGTGGTTTAGATAAGAAAAACAGAATGTAGAATGTATTTATACTTAAAACGAACTTTTCGTGAAAATTAAAGTATTTATAAAAAACTATAATAAATTATAAAAATGGCTGAACAGGAAAAAAAAGGAACGATATATCAAGAATTAAATAAAATGTTAAATCTTGATGGTTTTGGATTTCAAGACCAAACACCTATGCCTAATTCAACACAACCCGTTAAAGACACAAAGGTTATCATTAAAGGTAATAGTCCTGAAGAAATACGTCAAAAAGGATTAGAATTAGAACAAAAAAGAGAACTCCAAAATAAATTTTTCAGGACTACTGATAGGGGTTTTCAAAAAGCATTGCAGTATGAAGCAGCCAGATTACCAGCCTACATCGACTATGAAGGTATGGAATTTTATCCAATTATTTCGAGTGCATTGGATTTATTCATGGAAGAAGCAACCACAATTGGTATTGATGGTAAAATGCTTAACATATATTCATCTAAGGAAAGAATAAAATTATTATTGGAAGAATTTTTCTATGATATTGTTAACGTGAATGTTAATTTACCTTTCTGGGTGAGAAATACAGTAAAATATGGTGATAATTTTGTTTTAATGTATGGTGAAAGGAAAAAAGGAATTTCACACGTAAAACAATTGGTTAACTATGAAATTGAAAGATTTGAAAGAATTCAAAACGGCAAACCAATTGTTAAGTTCAAAGAAAGAATGACAGGTGATGAATTCAATGTGTTTGAAATTGCACACTTCAGATTATTGGGTGATGACAAGTATCTTCCATATGGTTCGTCTGTTTTAAATAAGGTTCGTAGAGTTTTCAGACAGTTAGTTATGGCAGAAGATGCGATGTTAACATATCGTATTATTCGTGCTGGTGAAAAGAAAGTTTTCAAAATTGATGTTGGAAACATTGACGAAGAAGATATTGAAGAATACATCTACAAAGTTGCAACCAAATTTAAAAAGGTTGCACAAGTTGCTCCAAATGACGGACAAATCGACTATCGTTTTAACATATTAGGAAATGATGAGGATTATTTCTTACCAATGAGAAATAGCAACTCACAAACAGGTATTGATACTTTGGAAGGTGCAAATAATCTAGATGCAATTGCCGATATTGAATATCTTAGAGATAATTTATTTGTTGGTCTTGGCATTCCGAAACCATTTCTAAGTTTCCAAGACGCAGCAGGTGCTGGAAAAAACATGGCACAATATGACATACGTTTTGCCAAGAAAGTAAATCGTATTCAACAAGCAATTATACAAGAACTCAATAAAATGGCGATGGTTCATTTGTATTTATTGGGTTATAGTGGCGAAGATTTAAATAGTTTTCAATTAACACTTACAAACCCATCAATACAACAAGAATTATTGAAATCTGAATTAATGCGTGATAAAGCACAGACATATGCCGAATTAACACGTGGTGAAGCAGGTATTGCAGCAATGTCACATACCAATGCAAAACGTTTGATTTTCAATATGAGTGATAGAGAAATTGTTGAAGACTTGAAACAGCAGAAAATGGAAAAAGTTGTACAACAAGAACTTGTTGATGCACCAGTTAAAATTAAAGCATCTGGTTTATTTGCGGATATTGATAAACGATTTGCATCACCAGAAGGAGGATTGCCTACAACTGGTGCAACTGAAGGCGGTGGTGGATTACCTCCAACGGGAGCACCTGAATTAGGCGGTGGTGAATTACCTCCAACGGGAGCACCTGAATTAGGAGGTGCAGCAGGTGGAGCACCTGAATTAGGAGGTGCACCTGAATTAGGTGGTGGATTACCACCAGTTGCTGAAGGTAGATTAAGCGTTGATGAATTTACCAAACATGTTGAAAATATGGTATTTGGATCAAGTAACGTACCCGAAAATAAAAAAGTAATCAAGAACAAGAAGATAATTAACGAAAATAATGAAATAAATGAAAAGTTGAATAAGAATGCTCAAGAGATGATTGCAGAGATCGATAAGTTATTATCTACAGGTAAAAGCATAAATAAGAACGTTGAAAAATTTAGTGAAGCACAAGATATTAATAT